GTTAGGATATAAATGGCACTTAATATTGAACAGATTGCTGCACGAGTTTCTTCTCTGAAGTACCGTGCATCAGAGCGTGATGCTCGTGCTGGTGATATTCTTTCTGTGCGCCAAGGCAAGATTGCTGAAGTATACCCAGACTTCTTCCCTGAGGGCGTAGACTCAAACGTAGTAGCAAACTTTATTGACATCGTAGCCCGTGACCTTTCTGAAGTTATGGCTCCGCTACCTGCAATTAACTGCTCTAGCGCCTCACAGGTTAATGACCGTGCTCGTAAGTTTGCTGACAATCGTACACGTATTGCATCAAACTATTTTAATCACTCAGATTTGCAAGTTAGCATGTATACAGGTGCTGACTATTATGTAACCTATGGTTTCGTCCCATTCATTATTGAAATGGATGACGAAGAAAAGATGCCTCGTATCCGCGTAGAAAACCCTCGGATGGCTTATCCTGAGTTTGACCGCTACGGACGATGCATATCTTTTGCTAAGGTATACTCACTAACTCTTGGAGAGTTGGCTGCTCAATTCCCTGAATACGAAGTTGAATTACTTGGTCGCTCAGGTTTCAAAAAAGACACCAACACCATAGTTGAAATTGTTCGTTACTACGATAAAGACCAATCTTTAGTATATGTACCAAGCCGTGAGAACCTAGTTCTTTCTCGTGCTAAAAACCCAGTTGGTAAGATGATGGTCGTTATTGCTAAGCGACCTACTATCGATGGAGAGATGCGTGGACAGTTTGATGATGTTATTGGTATCCAGTTGCTTCGCAATCGTTTTGCTATGCTTGCTATGGAAGCGGCTGAAAAATCTGTTCAGTCTCCTATCGTCGTACCAATGGATGTACAAGAACTACAACTTGGCGGAGATTCAGTTATCCGAACAAACAGCCCTGCAGGAGTACGAAGAGTTGAACTTAACATTCCGCAAGGAGCGTTCACAGAACAAAACTTGCTCAATCAAGAACTCCGAATTGGTGCTCGATACCCAGAAGGACGAACAGGTAACGTTAATGCGTCTATCGTTACGGGTCAAGGCGTCCAGGCACTTATGGGAGCATTTGATACTCAGGTCAAGAGTGCGCAAGCAATATTTGCGACGGCTCTTCGAGATGTAATCCGTCTATGTTTTGAACTAGACGAAACAATTTTTGATGTACAAAAGACAATTCGCGGTGTAGATGCTGGTTCTCCATACGCATTAGAATACAAACCAAGCAAGGACATCAAGGGAGATTACTCCGCTGATGTTAGATATGGTATGCTTGCAGGTCTGAACCCAGCACAAGGTCTTATATTTATGCTTCAGGCTCTTGGTGGTAAACTTATCTCCAAGGATATGGCAATGCGTGAACTTCCATTTAATGTTAATGTTAGCGCAGAGCAAGAGAAGATTGAAGTTGAAGATATGCGCAATGCGCTTCTTGCTTCACTCCAAGCATACACTCAGGCAATCCCACAGATGGCAACACAAGGACAAGACCCATCTGAAGTTGTAACTAAAATTGCCGCAGTGATTAAATCACGACAAAAGGGACAGGCTATCGAAGATGCGATTGAACAAACATTCGCACCTAAAGAACAAGTTCCTCCTGCTGGAGTAGCACCTCAGGTTGAGCAACCGTCCCCTGCTCCCTCCTCTCCAGTAGGAGGTCCATCTCCAATGGAAATGCCACCAGCAGCACCACCTGACGTACAAAGTTTATTGTCAAGTCTAACTGGTGGAGGACAGGCAAACGCAAGCGTAAGAACAATTCGTAGACGATAGTGGTGGGAGGGGACAATGACAACACTTGCTGCTATTCAAGGCGACGGATGGTCTGTCATTGGATGCGACTCACGCTCTTCAGATGATTCTGGTCGTCCAATCGATATGGCTACGCCAAAGATTGTTGAGAACAACGGAATATTAATTGCAGGCTCTGGCGCAGGTCGAGGCTCAAATCTATTACAATATGGATGGAAAGCACCGAGACCAGGAGCAGGCGAAAATCTAGATTTATTTGTAACCAAGAAATTTATACCTGCCATGCGTAAACTGTTTATCGATGCAGGTTACGACATGAAAGAAGACGGCGATGCAGCAGCGCATGATTCACAATTTCTTATTAGCATTCGCGGAATCATTTATCCTATTTTTGAGGATTACTCTTGGGACCGTGATGTTCGCGGTATCTATTACTCTGGTAGCGGTGGGGACATCGCTATTGGTGTTATGGAAGCACTTAGAGTTGACAGGGTTGAAACTGCAATACAAGCAGAAAAAATTATTAAAAAAGCGATAAGTATATCAACTAAATGGGACATCTATACAGGTGGACCAATAGTTACTAAAATACAATATTCTAAGTAGGAGGAAATAATGGCAGAGAACAGAGGCGGCTACCGCCCAACGGCTCCACAAAATAATCCTGCTAATGTATCTGCAACTGGCGGAAACGGACAAAGCGGTACACAATCCGCAAAATATTATTCAGGTTTGGGTTATGGACAAGGTCAGGCAATGATGCAACAGCAACAAGCAGCACCAATGGCTGGCAATGTTTCTGCTCCTTTGATGAATCCAATTGACTCTATGCCACAAGTGACACCTCTTAGTGCTCCATCAGAGCAACCAGATGTGCCAGTAACTGACGGCGCAGCACTTGGTGCTGGTGCTGGAACAGAGGCTTTAATGTTGCCAACTAGTACAGATACAGATTCTGATAAACAAAGACTATTATCCTACTTACCAGCCCTGGAGGTCGCAGCACAAAGCCCAAATTCATCACAAGCATTCCGTAATTATGTGAGAATTTTAAGGGCTAATCTGCTATGAGCGAAAGAGAAGCCGCGCAAAAAGCGTATCAAGATTTGCAGAAATCTAAAAATCCTTCTGCCTTTGACACAATGGGTGCATTCAACACTTACTATGCTGGATGGAATGTTAACTCATCTATGGCTCTGCCATTGGATATGGGTAAGTCTACTCCACCTAAAAGTAGGGCTGAAGCGGTTGCGTCTTATAATACAAAGACTCCTAATATTCCTAAAGAAGAACCAGGATTCTGGGGTAAAGTATTTATTGGTTTAGAAAAAGCCTACAACTTTACAACTCAGACAGTTTCATTTGGACTTACACTACCAGAGAAAAACAATCCTATCTACAAGGATGATTTTTCTTTCAATAATATTAAAGAGGCCTGGGATAAGTCTCGTGATATTTCTACTGGTCGTTCAATCCAGCGTACAATTTTAGGAAGACCATTAGATGAAATTGAAAACGTATTTTCTGGTATAGCAAAGACTGTAAGTTTTGGAAAACTGTCTGGTGCAGATAAGTTCCTACAGGACCACATTCTTTTTGCTGCAAATGATTTTAATATCTTTGATAAGCAACAAGCAGAAAAAGCATTTAGAGAACAACTTGTAGGTCGATACACATCATTTGGTACTGACGTAGTATCCCGATTTGTTCTCGACCCAACTATCGTTGGTGGTAAAATAGTAAAGGGCTATAAGGCCATTAACTATTCCGTAAAGGGACTTAACGAACTTAATGCTATCCTCACTGGGGAAAAGACTGGATTCAGGGCTAATAAAGTAAAAGCAACATTTAATGACTTTATCACTAAGACTGATGGCATGGATGCTACGGATTTATTCCGAGTCAAGGCTATCCGTGAGTCAGCAAACCCTGCTTCTTTTGCAGATATCCTAGCAGATGCTAACAAAATTGAAGATGTAGCGTTACGTCATTCTACTAAAGCAGACATTGTTAAGATGGCTATGGGTGATGCTGATGCTGGCACAAGACTTATGGCTTCTAGCCGCGATATTGCTGTTAAGATTGGTAACTTGCAAGATGAGGTTACTGCCGCAAAGTTTTTTGGTGCAGGATTAGACAAGGCAACTGGTCAACTTACTATGGACCTTGTCAACAAGGGTCCTGATTTAGAGAAGGCTGTAGAAAATGCAGCGCTTTATGAGGATGAACTTCGTCAACTTCACATGAAGTTAAGTGCAGAAGCAATCCTTGACCCAACACGTATACCTGAATTTAATAAAGCATCTATGCTTCGTCAAGCATTTTCTGGAAGTCAAAGGTTTATTGACCTTAGAGCAGGCGCTGCTGGCGCACCAGTTCGAGTTTTAACAGGATTTTTCTACAAACGTCCTCGTGGATGGATTGACTTTACTGACAATCAATCAGTTCAAACCGTAGATAACATGCTTAGCCGTGTTCGTGGTATTGCTGGTCGTCAAGAAGAAGCCTACGCTACCCAGATTAACATAGCAAAGAACAGACTTAATACTCAGGCTCTTGCTCCAGACGAGGTTAAACTTCTTAAGAATGAAATTAAAAGTTTAGAAGATGATTTAAAGAAGGCTCAATTCACGGTTCAACGCAAGCAAGAACTATTCAATGAATACACTGCAGCAACAAATGCTGCTGAGCGTGCTAATGCTTTCCAGAAGATTGAACAAGAACTATTTAATACTGTAGCAAAGCAATTTGGATTTGATGAGTCAGATGTTCGTGCAGCATGGGGTCTATTTGCTGGTGGACGTTCTAAGGCACATAACATTATCCGTGAGCGTGCCTACACTGGAGCAACAAAGACACTAGATGATGGTAGAGTTGTACCAGTTGGTGCAAAAACTACCCCAGTCCTTGGCTCTGAAGACCTTAAGTATATCATTCCACTACCTTTGAATGAGACTCAGTTGGTAAAACAACTGCCAGTTCTTGATATCGATACAATGTACAACGCATTAAACAGATTATCTAGAGCACGCCGTTCCGAAAAGGCAGGCGTATACTATAAGACTAGGGCTGGCGCTGTAGATTTAATTGATGGCCTAGATTCTCTTATCAAGTTTGAGGTTCTTGCACGTATTGGTTACCCAGTTCGTAACGTTAGTGAAGGATTCCTTCGTATCATAACAACAACTGGTCCATTAGCCCTTGTTGCTGGCTTACGAGAGTCAAGCCGCAAGATGTTTAACAATAGGTTTAAAGATGCGTCCCTTGAAGATATGTATCAATGGAGTGACGATGTCAAACTCCAGGCACATAGAGACGAACTAGATGCCATGAGAGATTTGGCTGATGACCCAGACCTAATCGATGCTCAAATCGTTGATATTGATAACATGCTTGCTGGTAAAACAGAGGTAAAAGATAAGTTTGGTTTAGGCCTTAGAACAATCGATGGTATAACATACCAAGATGCCCTAGGTGCTGGACCTGAACAGGCTGAGTTTATTAAGAAGAAGTTTATTGCTGAGTCTGCTCGTATTGTAGATGACCATCTTTCCAATACTCGTAACAAATTAAACAATGTATTCGAGACAACTGGAGATTTCGTAGTCATTCGTGGCGATGACCCTAACTGGGCGCAAGCATATGAGCGAGTTGTAAACCGACAGGTGCGTAACTCTAAGATTACCCAGATTCTTTTGCAGAATAAGCCAAGAGAACAGGTTATTAATGAGGCTGAATACTTCTTACTGAAGACCGATGAGGGCCGTAAGATTATGCGTGTCCTTGCTATGGGTAGAGATGCCCGTGCTATTGCAGAAGCAAACATGGATAACATAGATGAACTATTTCCTTCATGGGCTTCAAGTCTTAAAGAGATAGCCAAGACTCGCAAGGTTACATACGATGATATTAAGAAGACTTTTGGCACAGATACACTAAACTACCCAGCAGTTAACGCTGCTCAGGTAGGTGCTGCTAATGGAACACACCAAGCAATACGATATGCTTCTGGAATCCGTGATAAGTTCTACAAATACTTTGGTGAAATCCCTGAGACAAACCTAGTTCGTCAACCATTATTCGTAGACTTCTACCGTAAACGTATGGATTCACTTGTACGCAATGCTATAGATACATATCCTGGTGATACAATTCCGCCAGAGTATATACGCAAATTAGAGAACAATGCTCGCCAATGGGCTAGAGCAGAACTCCGCCGTACAGTCTATGATACATCAGAGCGTATAGATGCAGCATACACAATGCGTTATGCATTCCCATTCTTCGGAGCATTTGGTGATGTGGCTGAAAAGTGGAGCCGTATCGTAGTTAATGACCCAACTGTTTTCCGTAAGATGGATATAGTTTATAACTCACCTGAGCGTCTTGGTATTACTGAAGAACGAGATGGTAAAACATACATTAACATTCCTGGTGAATGGGTTAAGCGTATGTCATTTGGTAAGGTTGAAAGACCAATGGCTATTCCTAAAACAAGCCTTGACTTACTATTCCAGGGTAACCAATGGTGGAATCCAGGTGCTGGATGGTTCGTTCAAATCGGAACTTCATTCTTTATTAAGGCTGTTCCAGATGCAGAACGACTTGCTTTAGTAAAAGAAATCCTACCTTATGGTCCAACTGGTACAACACCAGGTGAATTTACAAAAGACTTGTTAGTTCAGAACTCAGGCGCTAAGCGTATCTGGTCTCTATTTGATAACAATGATGCGACACGTCGTAATCTAACTGTTCTTATTGCTATGGAAGAAAACCATAGATATGATAACGGACTTCGTGAGACTACACCTACAGCAAAAGAGATTGATACTAAGGTTAAACAAATCCTTGCTTTAGAAGCAGCGGCTAAACTAACCCTACCTTTCGCTACAAATACCCGTTCTCCTTATCAGTTCTATATCGATGAGTGGCACAGACTTCGTGAAGAAGACCCTGAGAATGCATCTCAGAAGTTCTATGATACATATGGAGAAGAATACTTTATATTCTCTACAAGTCTATCTAAGAACAATACTGGTATTGCTGCTACAATCGAGGCAGAGAAACGTTCTCGTGAACTATCTGACTTGATTGCTAAGAATCCAGAGTACGGTTGGTTCATTGTAGGCGATGCTAATGCTGGTGAATTTTCACCTAGCGTATATCAAAGCCAGCGTGGTACACCAGTTGCTCCTGGAAGCACAAAGAAGTTCCGTGAATCACAGGACCCATATGATGCAATTGCTTCTACTCAGGCAGAAAAAGGTTGGATTACCTATAACAAAGGTATGGATATCCTTGAGGCTGAGCGTATTGGAAGAGGATTACCTAGTCTAAACGTTAAGGCTGCCGAGGATTTGGCTGACCGTAAGCGTCAATTCATTGATGAACTTAGCCAAGAGAACCCAGAATGGGCTGAGATTCGTGGTAAGATTGATACTCAAAAGGTATACAACTTCCTAAAGTTTGCTAAAGAAATTATATCTGACCCTAGGGTTTCAGGTAGAGCAGACCTTCAGGGCATGTCTGACTATCTAGAAGGTAGAGATTATGTCCGTAGTATTCTTGCAACTAGAGGTAGCAAGTCTATTAATGCAGTAGAAAATCAAGACATCAAGGAAATGTGGGACACATTTACTGGTGGATTACTAGATGAATATATATCATTCAGTAGAGTATACAATCGTATTCTTGAAAATGATGACTTGACGAAAGGCTTGTAGTGACTGAAAAAACAAAAGGCAGTGCTTTAGATAATCTAAAAAGCGGCAGCACAGGCTCTACTGCTGGAAAAGTCTACGTTGGTCCAGGTAAAACAAAGACCATTACGATGAAGAAGACTGGACAAAAACTTACTATAGAGTCCTCTACGGCATCGGTTGCCGACTTGAAGTCTAGTTATTATACTGACCCAGCGGTTGAGGCTAACTGGATTAGAACTCTTCAGAAGTATGGTTATGGTAGTGTTGACCCACTTAAGGCTGCAGCAATCTATGAGTTAGCAGTTGATGGTGCAGGTGACTGGTATCAGAAATCTAAAGGTGCTCGTCAAATAACTCCTGAGCAATACCTACAATGGTATGCTAAGAATCAGGGTGTTGGTGATAGTAATAAGCCTAAGGTATCTGTACAGAAGTATCTATTCCAACCAGAAGAGATTCAATCTCTGATTGACGATACACTTAAAAGCGTTCTTGGCCGTAAGGCTACAGATAGCGAGAACAAAGAATTCTATACTGCTATTCAGGGAATGATTGATGCTGGAACAATTACAACCACCAAAAAAGTTGGCGGTAAAACTGTTACAGAAACCAAGCCTGGATATACTAAAGAAAAAGCCCAAGCCTTAATTAAGAAGAGTGTAGAAGAAAAGGCACCACAAGATTTAGCGGAGAAGCAGAGTCTTGACTTTGCAGACTTCCTATCAGGACTAGGAGGTTAATGTGGCAGACACAGCATTTGGTATTACCGCTGATTTAATCAAGCAGTTTCCAGAACTTAAAAAGGTATTTGACCTATGGAAGGCTGGCAATACAACTGACGCAGAATTAGAATACTATAAGACTACTTATTACAAGAATCTTACTTCTAATGCGCAGACACGCCAAAAGAAAAAAGCATCTCAGCCAGGTGTATATGCTCAAGAACTTGAGGCATATAAACTTGAACAGAAGAAACGTCTTACCGCTAGAGGTATAACTGTTTCTGATGCTACTTTAGAAGATGCATATCTTAAAGGACTTAGCGATACACAGGTAGACCTTAATGCTTTGATTGCTGCTAAGGGTAAGCCAATTGGTGGTTCGACACTAGGTAGCGTTCAGAGTCTTAAAGAATATGCTGATGCTTTTGGTATGTCATACTCCCAAAGAAGTTTAGATGCATGGTCTCAGGGTATATTCTCTGGCACAACAACTGCTGATGATATTCAAGCACAGATTCGTAGAGATGCATCTAGTGCATTTCCAGTCTATGCTGACCAGATAAATAAAGGAACTAGTGTTGAGGCATTAACCTCAGCCTATAAATCTTCTATGGCTAACATATTAGAGATTGATGCAGACAGTATTACATTTAACGACCCTACTCTTCGTCGGGCTTTACAGTATATCGGACCTGATGGCAAGCCAGCAGTTAAACCAATATGGCAATTTGAAACTGAACTTCGTCAAGACCCTCGTTGGGAAAAGACAGACGGTGCTAGAAAAACCGTAGACTCACTATCATTAAAGGTCCTTCGTGACCTTGGATTGGCGTAAACATGGCTGCTCCTAAAGTCCCTATTGCTAGCACAACTAAAGTACAATCAGGCCAAACAATATCTGGTATTGCCGCAAAAGCAGGAGTAAGCGTTGCTGCTATTGCAGCCGCTAACCCACAGATTACCAACCTAAATAAAATTAATGTTGGCCAAACAGTTAAGATTCCAGTTGTTAATACTGCTACCAAAACCGCAACTAGCACTTATGCTGGTGGAGTAACTGGTGGAACAAATCCCTTTTCTCCTACATCAGGAGTAAGCGCAGCAAAACTTGAAACAATTTCCAAGGCTGCTGGAGTTACTCCAGTATCTGGTTCAACAGGTGCTACAGGTGCTACTGGAGCCACAGGTTCAACTGGTAATGCAGCAGCAGATGCCGCCGCTAAAGCGGCTGCAGATGCGGCAGCAAAGGCAGCAGCAGACGCAGCGGCTAAAGCCGCAGCAGACGCGGCTGCTAAGGCAGCAGCAGATGCTGAAGCAAAGGCAAAGGCAGAAGCAGAAGCCAAGGCTAAAGCAGAAGCAGATGCTCGTGCAGCAGAACTTGAAAGAATTAAAGCAGAACTTTTAGCAGCATCTGACGCAGAAAGAGCAGCACTTCTTGCTCAACTTGCAGCAGCACAAGCCGCAGCAGACGCCGCAGCAGCGGCAGCGGCAAACGCAGCAAATGCAAATGCAGCAGCAATAGCAGCAGCAAACGCAAACGCACTAGCGGCAGCAAACGCTGCGGCTTTAACAGCGCAACAAAAAGCAGCAGAAGATGCAGCAAAGGCTGCAGCAGAAGCAGAACGTGTAGCAGCGCAACGTGAGTCTGTAGGGAAAATTGTAGCAGATAGATTTGCTAAGTATGGTCTTGCTACTCTTGGAGCCAAGGTTCTCGACCTTGCTCGTCAAGGATATTCAGAAGACACAATTACATTAGAACTTCAGAATACTCCAGAGTATCAGCAACGATTTGCTGCTAATGCCCAGCGCATTAAGAAGGGACTTAGTGTCCTTACTCCTGCGGAGTATCTATCTAATGAAGATGCGTATCGTCAAACACTTAGAGCATATGGTTTAACTCAATTTGATAATGATGCATATGTAAGACAGTTCATTGAGAATGATGTATCTCCGTCAGAGTTATCAACTCGTGTATCTATGGCAGTTCAGAGAGTTCAGAATGCTGACCCTGCAATTGCTAGAACACTTAAAGATTATTATGGAATTGGCTCAGCCGACATGGTTGCCTATGTTCTTGACCCTAATCAGCAATTACCTAAGATTCAACGTCAGATTGCAGCAGCCGAAATTGGCGTAGCCGCAAGAGTACAAGGACTTGAGACTGGTGTTTCTGTAGCAGAACAACTAGCAGCACAAGGAATCACACAAGCCGAAGCACAAAAGGGATATGCAACAATTGCAGATATCTTACCTACCGCACAGAAGTTAAGCGAAATCTACGGAACAACACTTCCTGGATATAACCAAGCAGAGGCAGAACAAGAAGTATTTAATACTCTAGCCTCAGCGCAACGTAAACGTAAAGCACTTACTGAGAGAGAAATTGCATCATTCTCTGGTAAGTCTGGAACTACAAAAGCGTCGCTACTTAGCACAACAGGCGGACAATACTAGAATCCTGACATTGACCTATCGGCCCAATGCAGCGTATAAGACCGACAGTAGGAGCCAGCCAGTTTCCCCGAACTGAACTGCGGCCTGCGACTAACAACGAATAGAAGGGTGGTAGTTGCTATGAGCAACAATTACTGGGAAGACGAAGACGAAGACCTAGATACTGACCAAGGTTTCTCTGGTGATGGAAGTGACTTGATTAAGAAGTTACGGAAAGCAAAGAGAGCCGATGAGAAGCGTATTAAGGAACTCACTGAGCAACTTGAAGGATTATCCAAAGTGCAGCGTGAGCGAACCGTCAAAGAAGTCCTGGAAAAGAAAGGCGTAAACGCTAAGGCTGCACGCTTAATTCTTAAGGATATCGATGATGTTAACGAGGAGACAGTTTCTAACTGGCTCGATGATAATGCAGATTTATTCGGAATTAAAGTACAGCAAGATGAATCCAACATGCCAGAACAAGACCGTGCTGCCCTAAGGCAACAGGATGTTCTAACACAAGGTGCGTTTACTCCAGACAGAATGGAAGAACTTAACTCAAGAATTGACAATGCAGATTCTATGGATGCATTGTTAGATGTTCTTCGTTCACAACAATCATCATAGTTTCTAGTCACTGGAGGTGACGAATGGCATATGTATCAACAGATTCCGCTTCTTTAGGCGGAACCGCTGGTGGTGCTGGTCTAGTACAGAAGGCGTATGACCGTCTTCTAGAATTCGCTCTCCGCTCTGAACCACTAATTCGTTCAGTCGCAGATAAGCGCCCAGCCCGTCAAGCAATCCCTGGCTCAACCGTTGTTCTACAACGTTATGTTGACCTTTCAGCAGCAACAACTGCTCTAACAGAAACAACTGACCCAGAAGCAGTAGCAATGTCAACACCAACATCAGTAACCATTACTCTTGCAGAGTACGGTAACTCAGTGTTGGTAACACGTGCATTAGAGTTATTCTCTCTTGCAGATGTTGACCCTGCAATCGCAAACATTATCGCTTACAACCTAGCAGATTCTATCGACGCTGTAGCAATGACAACATTGCGTGGCGGTTCAAACGTAATCTACTCAGGTTCAACAGCAACATCAACTGCAACTATCACAGCAGCCG